ATGAAAATGTTATCCATCATCCACCGAAGAACAGGGTGTCCGTTGTGGGCAAGGGTCTGTTCCAGAGTCAGTTTCATCAGTTCTTTGGTCGGTGGCGACATATCTTTATATCCTTGTCCAAATTGTACCATTGTAAAACCCAGTCCCTCAAGGTTCTGCGACATCTGCACGGCACCCCAACGGTCAAATGCAATCTCTTTGATATGAAATTTCTGTCCCAGTTCATCGATGAAGTTTTCGATAAAACCGTAGTGAACCACATTGCCCTCAGTGGTTTTCAGATGGCCTTGCCGTTCCCATACATCATATGGAACGTGGTCACGTCTTACTCTGAGGGGCAAAGTTTCCTCCGGCAGCCAGAAGTAGGGCAAAACATAATAATGCTCATCATCTTCAGTGGGTGGAAAGACAAGCACGAAAGCCGTAATATCTGTTGTACTGGAAAGGTCAAGCCCACCGTAGCAGATATGACCTGCAAGCATCTCTTCATCAAAAGCAATCTTGCATTTATCCCATTTTTCCATCGGCATCCAACGCACCGCCTGTTTTACCCATTGATTCAAACGGAGCTGTCGGAAAGCATTTTCTTCTCCGGGAGTTTCCTTTGCAGAATTACACGCAGCTACCACCTTATCCATACCGATAGTTTTATCAAGGCTTGGGTTTGCTTTTTTCCAGACCTTCGGGGCCGTCCAGTCCTCCGATTCATCCGCACCATAAATGACAGGATAAAAAGTCGGGTCATGTTTTCTGCCTTCCAGAATGTCTTTCGCCTTTTGGTGTACTTCATAGCAGATTGAATTTGTGTCTGTGCCAGCAGTGGTAATCAGGAAATATAAAGGCTGCATTCTGGCATCGCCGGAACCTTTTGTCATAACATCAAACAGCTTTCGGTTCGGTTGGTCGTACCCAACTTAGGGAACCGTTTTTCACATAAAATCGATGATGCCGACACCCCAAAAGAATACAGAAATCTGATTATCTCGTAGTTCAAACGAGATTTTTTTGTTTTCTGCACTAACCTGACCAACTTCAATCTTTTCAATAAAGTCTGTCAGAACTTCGGGAGTGAGTTCCCATACGGCATCATACTTTCTGATTGCTGCATAAAGAAGCTGAATTTTTTCATCTGTTTCATTTTCACGGCTCAGCTTTGTAATGAGGTCAATTATCAGCTTGTTGAGCTGTTCTTTTTCCTCATCATACGTTTTCTTCAGACTCGCAAATAATGAGCCGTCAATTTCGCCTCTGACCTTTGCTTCAAATAAACCCTGAATATACTTGTCGATCTCCGCCGTGCGAGCCTGAGCCTTGTCCAGTTCTTCTTGTATTACTGCTTTGCTGCCGTCAGACTGTTCCTCTAACGCTTTGCTGATGTTCTGCCTGAACTCGGCAGAATTGCTTTTGGCAAAGGCAAGAACATTCTGTATTTTCGCTAACACCTCTGCTTGCAAATACATTTCAGGTACTCCGTGGAAGCAGCAGCCTTTACTTTTGCGGTAAGTGGAACACTCATAAGCTGAGAGTGTTCTTCCGCCTTTCAAATAGCATTGCCTGCCGTGCATTCTGCTATGACAATCCATGCAATAAAGGTAATCTGCAAAGAGATAACTGTGTACATTTCTTGTGTGTCTGATCTCCTTTGAGATCTTGTCCTGCACTTTCTGAAATGTTTCCTTGTCAATGATTGCAGGGTGCGTATTCGGGAATATCTTCAACTTGTCATCGCTGTTGTGAATGACTTTCTTATTCTTGTATGACGTGATCTCTGTGCGGAAATTAACCGTATCACCGATATATTCACGATGCTGCAGAATATCCCTTACCACAGATGCACTCCATACACACAGATCGTCAGCTTCCACCTTGATACCTTTTGCCATTCGTCTGTGATATGTCGGTCTTGGTATACCCTCAGCTTTGAGAATACGAGCAATCTGATACATACCAAAGGATTGATTCAGATACAGGTCAAAGATCCTGTGAACCACATTAGCTGCAGATTCATCGATCAGCCATGTCTGCTTATCCTCCGGTGTATTGTAATACCCATAAGGAAGCTTTGATGCAATAGACTGACCGCTATTGCCTTTCTGACGTATCATGGCACGAACCTTTTTGGAAATATCACGGCTGTACCATTCGTTCATCAGGTTATGGATCGGTAGCAGGTCGTTCATTCCCTTGGCTGAATCCACGTTATCACTGATTGCAATGAAACGAACGTTATGCTTTGGAAATTCGATTTCTACATACTGACCGACCATGAGATAGTTTCTGCCCAGACGGCTCATATCTTTGACGATCACAGTGGAAACAAATCCTTTATGAATGTCACCGAGCATACGCTGAAAATCGGGGCGATTGAAATTTGTGCCTGTATATCCGTCATCTGCGTAGTAAGAAAGATCGGTAAAACCGTTAGATTCGGCATAGCTTCTGAGCAACGACTTCTGATGTTCAATGCTGCCGCTTTCTGCGTCAATTCCGTCATCATAAGAAAATCTGACGTATAAAGCAGTGATTTTTCCTGTCTGCATAAGTATTTTCCTCCTATACCGACAGGCTTAAAATTGCTGTTTTCATTATATCACAGAAAGAATCTGAGGGCAACGATAAACATCAAATTGTCGCCTGATTGTCGCCCAATCGTCGCTGTTTGTAACTCAATTGCAGCAATCAGATAAAATTGCGTTCTCCATATTCAGTTTTCAAGATACCTCTGTCCAGTTCCTCATAAGCAATGATCCGCAGGAAGCGAAGATAGCGTTTGATTTTTCTTGACATTGCCTGTCTTGAAATTCCATTCGCTTTTGCAAATGATGAAACGGAACAATAAGTGCCAAAATAGAAATTGGTTAAAAGAGCATATCCCTTTGGTTCTGATACCTTCATTCTTGCAAGAGCATTCCATAAAGCAAGCTGTTGTATGTCAGGCTCTGTTTCTGAAATCAGAAGATTATCGTAATACGGAACCGTGTAATAATGCTCACGGGCGTTGATATACCGCTGGTGACGAATCATCTTTGCAAGTTCCGGATCAGTTCCTATGGGGATAAAATACTCAGGATTCTGTCTGTACATCGCATTCCTCCGTTTGTAACAGACAGGCTTTTCTTTGACGCCTATATTCTATCACAAGTGAGAACCTTTTTCAAGAGAGCTGATTTTTGCGGTTCCCCAATGAGAAACAAACCTTAGGATAACTTGATTTTAGGGAAACAAAAAGGCTGCCGACAATGCGACAGCCCTTGATTTTTATGAAAGGATAACTTTTCTTAAATGCTTATACGACACTTCAAAATTGTTATAGCAGAATGCATAGAGGACATTTACACTGGAAAATCCTGTGATTCTGAAAATCTCATCAGCAGACATTCCTTGTCTGATATATTCTGTGATCAGCTTTTTTCTGAGTTCGATGACGATCGTATTGAAGTTGGTGTTTTCTCTTTGCAGTCCCTTTTTCATAATGTTGTAGGTCAGTCCAAGTTCCTCATAAACCTCATAAGGACGTTTGGTTACGATGTGATCGGCATATCGGCGAAGAAGTACAGCTTCGATTCTCTCCCGAAATGTTTTGTAGCTTACATCGACCAGCTCGTCTATAAATCCGATCTCATATATCTGAAATCTCAGAAGCTGTTTCCCATAGTTTACAGTTCCTTTTTTTTCGTATACACCAACGATCACTTGCTCTATCAGTTTGCTGCATATTTCCTCTGTGATCTCAGAAAAATCTGCACTTTGAATAAAAGTCAGTATCTCAACAATCCCTGATGCGTTTTTCTTTCCGATCGCTAATTTTTCAGCAAGTATATTGACCTGATTTTGCAGATTGCTTTTCTCATCGCCATATTGTCTGCTTAGTGACAGGAAATCGTCCTGTGTGATCTCACCTCTAATCTTCGATTCAAAAAGTTCCTGCATATAGGAGTTGATCTCAGCAATTCTTTGATTGAAAACATCAATTTCTTTCTGTATATCTGAAATCTGATACACCCCAAGTTTTTCTTCTATTTCTTTTGGCTTAGAGAGGAGTGCTTGCTGCAGAGCGGTGATCTGATCTCTGAACATATTGCAAAGTGTCATTTCCCGAACCGAATGTGATTTGCAAGTCTGAAAGGATATTTTTTTCTGACAGTTATATGCGATCCCATCATATCCTTTTGCTACCTGAATCGCCATTCTTCCACCGCATTCGGAGCATCTGCATTTTCTGGCGAAAAAAGTGTTGTACTCATATTTTCGCTTGTCAAATTCCTTTTTTGGTCTTGCCAGACGAACCTGTGCTTTTTCAAACATTTCTCTCGGTACGATCGCATCATGCGTATCGTGAAATACAAGCCATTGGTCTTTTGGAATTCTCTCTATCTGTCTTGTTTTGAAAGAAACCGTTCGTGACTTGAAATTGACAGTATCACCGGCATATTCTGCCATGCCAAGCATTCTTGTTATCGTTGAAGTTGACCATGCATAAATTCTTGTCGGATCACACCGCTTTGAACCGGCGTATGCCGATGTAGTAAGAACTTTATGCTTTCTCAAATAGTTTGCAATCTGATATTCCGTCATCTCCTCATTGACAAATTTATCAAATATCATGTAGACAATGCCTGCAACTTTTTCGTCAATGATCCACTCATCTTTTGTGTCAGGTGCGATTTTGTAACCATATACAGGACGTGTTTTGACAACACCGCCGTTCATCCCCTTATTTCGTTTGTAGGCTGTGACTTTTTTGGAAATATCGGCAGCATACATTTCAGCAAAAATACTCTCAAAAGCAAATAGATCGTTGTTTTCTTTTGTAGAATCGTAGTGATCTGTTACGCCGATTACTTTTACATCATACATGGGAAGTACAAGTTCCACATACTGACCGACAAGAATATAGTTTCGTCCGAAACGGCTCATATCCTTGACAATAACGGTTCCGATCAGCCCGTTTTCAATATCTTCAAGCATACGCTGAAAGTCAGGTCTGTTGAAATTTGTACCGCTGTATCCGTCATCAGCATAACAGCGAAGATTAATGTATCCGTTATTTTCTGCATATTCTTTCAGTAACTTACGTTGATGTGTGATACTTGCATTTTCTTCCTCCTGCCCGTCATCTCGTGAGTATCGACAATACAATGCTGTAATTTTATTGAACATATACGAAGTCCTCCTGTGCATTATTCATTATTTAGAATAGCGCACAGGAGGACTTTTTTCAATAGTTATTGGAACATTGTCGCCAAAGTTTTAATACATCGTCGCCATACCGTCGCACTTGTAATCAAAGTGCAGCTTATTCAATTACGCCGATGTCTGCAAAGAAGATACGCACAGAAATTTCACGGCTGTCATTTTCATAGATCTCAATATGGTCGATAAGCTGTTCCATTATGACACGGTCATTTTCTGTAACTGTGCAGTTTGCAAAACGTTCGATCTTCTGTACAAAGTTATCAATACCCATTTTCAGATCCTCCACTTTGTCAAGAATGACAAGTAGCTGAGAATTTTCATCTGTCAGATTTCTTGCTTCATTGTTCAGAACATGAGTGATGTTATGAAATGTTTCCTCGTCAACTTTGCCCGTAAGCTTATCTTCATACATCTTGGTTTCTGTCGTTCTGATTTGATTCAGTCTTTCCTGAATTGCTTTGATCCGTGAGTTAACCTGTCTGATATGTTCAGATGTACGATGATTGATCGCACTGTAAATGAAACGGCGGAACTCAATTTTTCCCTCTGAAAATTTCTCTTGCAGGAAAGCAATCTGATCCAGAACAGTTTTGATCAGATAGTCCTCACGAATGTAGTGTGCAGAACAAAGTTTTTCTTTTTTATACCGATTGCAGAGATAGATGTATGTAACGGTTGATTTTCTTTTCTTGCGATTGAGGTACATTCTGTTTTTACAATCGCCACAGAATACCATACCGTCAAGCAGATGAAATTGTTTTTCAGTTGAAATTCTCTTATTGGCATTTCTTCTTTTCCGGGCTTTTTCAAACTCCTCACGGGAGATGATCGGCTCTTGTGTATCATGAATAATGACGTAATCCTCACGGCTGTTTTTACGGACTTTTTTGTCTTTGAAGCTTGTATGATATGTTTTGAAATTTACCGTATCACCAACGTATTCCTGACGGTCAAGGATATTGATCACACTGCTGACACACCAATAGTATGGGTCTGCAACAGCACGAGAACCTTTGATTGCCTGCTTGTTATGATTGGACGGAGATATGAACTTATGCTCGGTAAGATATCTGCATATTTCAGTAGTGCCTTTGCCTGCGTTAAACAAACGGAATATCACTCTGACTGTTTCAGCAGCAGGCTCATCAATAATCCATTTGTGCTTATCTTCCGGATCAAGTTTGTAACCAAATGGAATCTTTGAGGTGATGTGCCTGCCGCTGTCACTTTTTGCCCGAATGGACTGCTTCTGTTTGTTGGAAATATCCATTGCATAGAGTTCATTCAGCAGATTCCATACTGCAACAAGAAATCTGTCGCCGCCATTGCTGTCAAAGTTTTCATTCACAGCGATGAACTGCGTGTTATAACGGGGAAATTCAAGGTCAATAAATCGACCTGTTTCAATATAGTTTCTTCCCAGACGGGATAAGTCCTTGACGAGAATCCGCTCGACCTGTCTGCTTTTCACAAGTGAGTACATCTCCTGAAATCCGGGTCTGTTGAAGTTTGTTCCGCTGTAACCGTCATCTTTTATCACTTTTATATTTTGATAGGCATGATCATTGGCGTACTTCTGCAAGATTGCCAGCTGTGTGGTAATGCTGTTGCTGTCGCCGGCTGCATCATCGTCTTTTGAGATTCTGACATACAGAATTGTATAACGTAAGTTGTCTTTCATAAAGACCTCCATAAGAAAAAGTAGGTTGTTTTGATATAACCAACTTCTTGTGCGCACATGAAGGTTTTGGTTTGAGATATTATAGCACACCTAGGATACAAAAAACTGTATCGTGAACGTGTTTTCAGATTTTTATTATGAAATAATTGTAAACTTTACAATTATAGCGGTGCGGTTTTGCATGATATTTGCCATATAGAGTGAGGGGAAATCTGAACAGATTGAAAAATGGACTAACACAGCTGATCTGGAGTAGCAAGCAACGATGAAGATATTAACGTCCGTTAAATCTTCATCAGCTTGTTAGGGACACTCCGTTTTCCCTAAGACCCTTTTGGAACGTTGCTGACGCAACGAAAATCAACAACAGCATAGACATAAGAAAGTGAGATTTGAACAATGAACAGAAAAAAGCGTGACAAGAATCTCATCTTCAAGGTCAATGAAGATGAGTGGAATATCATACAGAAACGTCTTGAAAAGTGTAACGTTTCAAACATGAGCGATCTTTTCAGACAGATGATGCTATATGGAATCTATCTCGAATACGACCATGAGGAACTGAAAAAAATACGGCAGGCGGTTATGCGTGTGGCGAACAACGTCAATCAGATTGCACACAGAGTAAACGCTACAAGCCGTATTTACAAACAGGAACTTTATGAGTTGCAGGAAGGAGTGACTGAGATATGGCAACAACTTCAATCCATCCAATCCGAGTTACAGAAGCTAAATCCCTCAAGTATATCATGAATCCTGATAAAGCGGCGTATGTTACACGATACGGCTGCTGGGGAAATGCAGCTGAGATTTTTGACGAATTCAGCAAACTGAGAAGCATGGGAAGAAACACAGGGAATGTTCTGAGTTATCATATCATACAGAGCTTTGCACCGAATGAAGCAACAGCGGAACAGATACATCAGGCAGGACTGATGCTATGCGACAAACTCCTTCAGGGTAAGTATCAATATGTTCTTACCACGCATACGGACAAAGACCATATCCATAATCACATTATTTTCTGCAAAACTAATATGGAAAACTACAAAACGTTTGGTACACTCATGGATACCAAACATAATCCTGCGTGGAAGAAAATCCGTCAGATTTCTGATGAGATATGCAAAGAAATGGGATTGTCTGTTGTTGCATATGAGGAAATCGGTAAGGGAATTTCGCACTATGAATGGACAAAACAGCAGCAAGGTTTATCATGGAAAGAAAAACTTCGCTATGAACTGGACTGTATCATTCTGCGGTCTGATACGTTTGAGGATTTTCTTGAAAAGTGCAGATTAAACGGAATCGAAGTAGTTTATAAACCAGAAAACACGATTTCTCTTAAATTTCGTATGCAGGGACAACAACGCTTTGCCAGAGCGAAAACACTGGGATATTACTATCTTCCTGAGAATATTCAGCGTAGAATCGGACAGTTTTCATCGCACAGAAAGATGATTCTTGACCGTGATAAGTTTGATAATAGGGGCTTGCAGTACTGGGCAGATATTCAGAATATGAAAAACGTAGCCCAGATGATAAATCTGCTTGAAAGCTACAATGTTCACAGCACAAAAGAACTGAAACCAACCACAATGACCATTATGGCACGGCGTGGAATGATTACCCAGAGCATTGAAAACCTTGATGAGAAGATAAATGATCTGTCTGAACAGATTGAACTTGTGCGGCAGTTTCAGCGTGTAAAACCGTACCATGAGAAGTACAAATCTTTGTCAGGACGCAGACAGAAAGAGTATACAAAAAATAACACTTCTGTACTGGAAAAGTACAGAAGCGTTGGAAGTCGATTAAAATTGTTATATCCGGACGGCAGATTTCCGTCAGAAACTGTGCTTGATCGTCAGCGACAGTCATTGTATGAAGAGCGGAAAAAACTCTATGAAGAATACCGCTATCTCAAAAAAGAGTATGCTGATCTGGAGAAGGCAAGTCAGACCATTGACGATTATCTTGCCAACTTGCGTGATGAACCTGAGCATATGAGAAAAAAAGGAGAGTTGGAATAAGTTCTACAAACTGGAATTTATGTGTCTATATTTTCCTTTAGATAAGCACTAAATCTTTGAATGACTGCTGTTTCAGCTACGAAAGAGCATTTTAAATTTCCTGAAATATTTATTTTCAAATTACCATCTTGGGAAGAAATGTTGATATTTCCATGCATATAGCCTTCCTTTAGTGCCAATTCAAACTCTGATATAACAGAAAATGATATTTCAACCGAAACAGTATTGCAGTCATTCCACTTCGCAGGCGGGTTATCTGGATAAATTGGTAGTTCGAAAATGATAGATACTTCCTCACCATCTCTTTTCAAGGAGATTTTATTTATTTCAACATCTTTCAACGCTGGAACATCTCTATACAGTTGTTTTAAAGAATTATTCTGTATCAATTTATCATACCACATAAATTGACCTCCTGACTGTCAAATTCTGATTTTTCAATTTGTTTCACTGAATAAAGCTAAAAACTGATTCATATAATCATCAAGTTCATCGAATCTTTCTATTACTTCAGAAATAGCTTTTTCTGATAACTTGTGTAGTATATTATCTCGTATTTTTTTAGCTGACATTTCATTTTTCTTTTCATTGCTGGAAAACAAACACTTTAAGGTATTCTCATCTATATTGTAATTGAAATGCACCATTATTTTTTTTGCATCCGCTAAATTTATCTTCAGTGAAGATTCCTTAATATCTTGCTTCTTTTCAGTTCGATATGCTAATAGTAAAGCCTTATAGCATATTTCGCATTCAATATACTTTTCAATAAAAGAAACGAGGATGTCCTTGTTTTCTTGATAAGCAGAGATATATTCTTCTAATTTTTGAAGTTTTTTTATTAATTTTTCTTGGATAGTTTTAGCCATAGCACATTTTCCTTAAGCTGTTTAATTTTCCGATTCCGGCTTATAATTCTTTTCAATGTATTCTTCAACAGCTGTAATGAACATCTGATTCATGCTCATACCCATTTCAGCTGCAATAGTTTTCAGCTTTTCACGCTGTCCCTTTGGAACGCGAATCTTGATGTCATCAAGGTGTGTTTTCACATACTTTGCTGTAATTGCTTTTCGCTTTTCGTTATAGTACATAGAAATCAATCCTTTCGTATTGTACCCATTACTATAATTATACTCTTTCAAAATCTTTTTGTCAATATATTTTATAAAAATTGTCTGGATTTTTTCAGAGAACTTTGTGCGCATTGCGGCTTGTAAAAACAAGTGCAATGATATATAATAGTATTGTACCCAACACTAAACATGAAAGGAGATTTTCGAAATGATTCAAAAAATAATCCCCATTGCAGCAAGCATTATGTTGATAGGTTCATCAAGTCTGACCGCTTATGCCGATGATATGCTTGATAAAGACTATATCGTCAGAGAGATTTGGTCTGATTGGTGGAACGGCAAGGGAGATGACGGACTTGTCTTTCCCGAAGCAAGCTATAAGCACCATATTCTGACTGATTTGGTCAATGACAATTATGGCGATGATAATTATGATTGGAGCAAAATCGGTCAGCTGAACTACAATTTCAAAGACTACTACGATGAACTCACAGATAATTGGAACTTCAATGATGATCGTGACGGAAATTGGACGATTATCACCAATGAAACCACATATCATTTCAATTTGCAGAACGGCAAGTGGCTGATGAGTGATGATAATGGCAATGTGATCGACAGTTTCATGCCATTTAGCACTTTGACAGAAGATACAGCGGAGGAAAACCATAATTCAGTTATCGCTGACGATGAAAACGGGACTGCTCACCGTGTCGGAGAAAATTTGAAAATTGAAGCAGATACAACGGTTGGTGTATCAGGAGAAGCAACAGAATCAACAAGCGAGAAAAAGTCCTCAAATGGTTTGATTTATGGAATTGGCGGAATTATCCTCGCAGGAATCGCTGTTTTGATAGGTATTTTAATAAGAAAGAAACGAGGTTAAGATTATGATTTATAAACATGATTATCAGAGAATGGCACTTGACACTGACAGAATGATGATTACGCAGTGTGGCAGTGACTATCACGATTACAGCAATGACAAGCTTGCACGTATCTATATCAAGTGGGCAGAGGAACATTGTCCTGAACGTTTGCAAGTAGAAACAGATAAGGGCAGAATCTATGTCCATATTGACGAGCGTATCACTGAATACAAAAAAGAAAAGTGGAAAATCTGGAATAAAATGCGTGCTACTGATCCTGAATATGCACTTGCGATGAAAAATGCCGACACGGCTAAGGTTTGGCAGCTTGAGAATCTCTTTGAGTTGCAGGCTGAGGAGATTGCAATTCAGACGTGTTTGGTAATGTAGCCATTCCTTATTTCTGATCAAAAATCAACAAAACTCGTTTGGTTTAGTTTTAGCCAAACGAGTTTTGTTTTTTACTCCCTGAGATTTTCTTTGAGTTTTACTTTTCGATATTCTTTTGGTGACATACCAATATATTTATGAAATAGCCTGCTGAAATAAAGCGAATTGGTGTATCCAACCATATTTGCAATTTCAGTAATGGTGTAGTCCGTATTTTCTAACAAGCTTTGTGCGTTGGAGATTCGCAGTTTTAAGATATATTGCAGCGGACTGGAACCTGTGATTTCTTTAAAGCACTGAATAAACCAACAGTTGCTAAGCCCTCTGGATTCGGAGTACTCCTCAATGCTGATTTCTGTATTGTAATTCTTACGAAAATAGTGCATCGCAAAAGCAACTTCTTTTTCACTGGTGCTGCTGAATTTCTTTGCACTCATGATTGCACGGCTTATCAAAACAAAAATATTTCGCAGCTGCAAAGAAATCAATTCATCATACCGTGGTCTGCAAAGCTGCAATTCCTGAATCATCTGACCAAATAACCACTGATAATCGGGAGATGTTCCAATATAGAGAATATTATTTTGAAGATTGATATTGTAATACTTTAAAATTTCTTCTACTTCATTTCCGGTAAAATGCACCCAATAAACATCGGTTTGATCTGCACGATAATAAACATATTCCTGTGGTTGATCCGGCAAATATATAATAATATTTCCGGCTGAAACCGTTTTTTCTTCTCCGTGAATGAAAAAATGTCCTTTTCCGGAGGCAATATATAAAAGCTGATAATCTTTTCTTCCCTTCGGACGATGTGTTACTACTTCAGAACGATTTTTCACACGATAATTTCCACAGCTTGTTACAATCAAAGGTTTCGTATTATCCACTACAGTAGATGTAGAGTTGTTTAAATAGGCAACATTCATAAACATAAAAAGCACCTCCTTGATTCTATAACTATAGTATATCACACCTGATCACTGATTACAAGAAAAATCCTAAACTTTGTGCATATATTTTATAACTTTGTGTATTTTTTAAGCCGTTTTGTGTGGTATAATAGAGTTAAGAAATGAGAGGAAAGAATTAAAAAAAAGACGTCTTTCATTGTAATTCCATGTTGAATTCAGTAAAAATTCTTTATGCTCAAAAAAATAATCATCTATTCTGACGATGGAATTATTTCGTTTTTGCAAGATGAAAAGCAGTTCGTATCATTCATTATGGGAAAATTCTGTCCATGTGGGCATACAAACAATGAAAGGAGCTCTATTATGAGCAAAGAAAAAACATACTTAAAGTGGTATAACAAAGTCGGTTATGGTTCCGGCGATGTTGCAGGGAACGTTGTCTATGCATTGCTGACATCATTCGTAATGATCTATCTTACCGACACGATTGGATTAAACGCAGGTGTTATTGGCGTTCTCATTGCTGTATCGAAGATTTTTGATGGAATAACAGACATCATTTTTGGTACGTTGATTGATAAGACACATACGAAAATGGGCAAGGCAAAACCGTGGATGCTTTATGGTTTTATCGGCTGTGCAATTACCTTGATTGGTGTATTTACAATCCCGATGAACATGGATAATTTTGCTCAGTACGCATGGTTCTTTATCTGCTACACACTTCTTAACAGTGTATTTTATACGGCAAACAACATCGCATATTCTGCTCTGACCGCTCTTGTTACAAAGAACAGCAAGGAAAGAGTTCAGATGGGTTCTTATCGCTTTATCTTCGCATTTGGAACAAGCCTCCTGATTCAGGCTGTTACATTCCAATTTGTTGAAGCAATGGGCGGTGGTGCAAATGGCTGGAGAACAGTCGCAATTATTTATGCGGTTATCGGTCTTATTGTAAATACAATTTCCGCTCTTTCTGTAAAGGAACTTTCTGATGAGGAACTTGCAGACAGTGAAACAAAAATAGAAGAAACCAAATACAGTTTTGGAGAAGCATTCAAAATTCTCGTACACAATAAGTATTATGTGATGATCACAGTAACCTACATTTTGCAGCAGTTCTATGGTGCGATGATCGGTGTTGGAACATACTATGCAAAATATATTCTCGCAGATGAGAATATGTTCGGCACGTTTGCGTGGTTTATCAATATTCCTTTGATTATCGCCTTGATCTTCACTCCTACCATCGTACAAAAATGGAACGGCATGTATAAGCTGAACAAATACAGCTACATGGTAGCAACAGTTGGCAGACTTCTGGTAGCAGTTGCCGGATACATGGGAAACATTCCGCTGATGCTTGCATTTACAGCACTTGCAGCACTCGGTCAAGGTCCATGGCAAGGTGATATGAATGCAGTCATCGCATCATGCTCTGAATATAGCTGGCTTACCAAACACAAGCACGTTGATGGAATCATGTACTCCTGCACATCACTTGGTGTAAAAATTGGTGGTGGACTTGGAACAGCAATTGTCGGTCTTTTGCTCGACTTTAGCGGATTCAAGGGCACTTTGACAGTACAGCCTGATTCTGCTATCAATATGCTTCACATTATGTATCTGATCGTTCCGTTTGCACTGGATCTGATCATCACATTTATTCTTTCTAAGATGAATGTTGAAAAGGCAAATGCGGAAATCAAAGAAAAACTTGGAATATCCGAAAATGAAGTTGTGATGGAATCACAGAACTAAAATGGAGGGAACAATATGAAATATACACTCAACTGGCTGACCGATCCGGAAGTGTTTGCAGTCAACAGAATCGCGGCACATTCAGACCACAGAATCTATGCAAACCATTTGGAAGCTGATGCAGACAATTCCTCTCTGATTCAGAATCTGAACGGCACCTGGAAATTTGCGTGGGCAAAGAATCCGTCTGAATGGCAGCAAAAGTTCTATGAAGAAAGCGACAGAACTGACAATTTTGACAACATTCAAGTTCCGGGACACATGGAATTGCAGGGATACGGCAAACCACAGTACGTCAATACCATTTATCCTTGGGAGGGACAGGAGCATCTCCGTCCGCCGTTTATCTCTGAAAAGGACAACCCTGTCGGCAGCTACGTCAGATATTTTGACTTGAACGATGCTCTGAAAAACAAGCGTGTATTCATTTCTTTTCAGGGTGTGGAAACTGCTATGTATGTCTGGCTGAACGGCGAATTTATCGGCTACAGCGAGGATTCTTTTACACCGTCTGAATTTGAACTGACACCATATATCCGTGAAAAGGGCAACAAACTTGCTGTTGCAGTGTTCAAAAGAAGTTCTGCAAGCTGGCTGGAAGATCAGGATTTCTGGAGATTCTCCGGCATTTTCCGTGACGTATTCCTTTATGCGGCACCGTCTGCCCATGTTCGTGATATGAAAGTGATTGCAGATTATGACGGTACAAATGGTATCTTCTCTGCAACGCTGGATATTGCGGGCAAGTGTTCTGTGAAATCGATCTTGACAGATGAAAATGGAACGTTCATCGCAGAATCCAATGAAAAGGAATCCGTAAACTGGACAATTGAAAATAGCAAGCCTTGGAGTGCTGAAATACCGAATCTCTACACGTTTACAGTGATTCTGACAGACGAAAGCGGAAATGAAATCGAGGTCAGCAGAACCAAGGTCGGATTCCGCCGATTTGAACTGAAAAACGGAATCATGTGTTTAAACGGAAAACGTATCATTTTCAAGGGCATCAATCGACACGAATTTGATGCGAAAACAGGCAGAGCAATCACAAAGGAAGATATGCTGTTTGACATTCAGTTCATGAAAAAAAACAATATCAATGCAGTTCGTACCTGTCATTATCCGAACAATTCTCTTTGGTATCAGCTTTGTGATGCATATGGCATTTATCTGATTGATGAAACCAATCTGGAAACACACGGTACATGGCAGAAGCTTGGTGTAACAGATCCGTCTTGGAATGTACCGGGTTCACTTCCGGAATGGAAAGAAGCTGTGCTGGACAGAGCGAAATCAATGTACGAACGGGACAAGAATCACGCAAGCGTTCTCATCTGGTCTTGCGGAAACGAATCCTACTGCGGAGAAGATATTGCTGCAATGTCGGAATATTTCAGAAGTGTAGACCCGACAAGACTGGTGCACTATGAGGGCGTTACAAGAGTTCCGAATCATCAGTATGATTCTATCACGGATATGGAAAGCCGTATGTACGCAAAACCGCAGGAAGTGGAAGAATACCTGAAGCAGAACAGCGGCAGACCGTATATCAGCTGTGAGTATATGCACGCTATGGGCAATTCTCTTGGCGGTTTGAGCCTTTACACTGACCTTGAGGACAAATATGAGGCTTATCAGGGTGGTTTCATCTGGGACTACATCGATCAGGCAATCGAAACCAAAAATGACGACGGGAAAACGGTTCTGGCTTATGGCGGAGATTTTGAGGATAGACCAAGCGATTACGGATTCTGCACCAACGGTGTGGTCTATGCCAATCGCACCTATTCTCCAAAGGTTCAGGAAATGAAGGCTCTTTACTCCAACATCAGAATGTCCATTCAAAACGGAATGCTTACCGTAGAAAACCGAAATCTCTTTGCAGATACAAACAACTTGTCCTTTGTTGTACGATTGGAAAAGAACGGCGTTGTTCTGAAATCCGATACATTTTTTCTGAATGTTCCTGCCGGAGAAAGTAAGACACAGAAACTGACACTTCACAAAATAGACAGTGCAGGAGAATATGTTTATCATGTTTCCGCCGTTACCGCAGATCAGACACTATGGGCAGATGCAGGGCACGAAATTGCCTTTGCTCAGGAAGTGTTTGAAGTAAAAGACAATCAGATTCCGGAAACCACATTGCAAAAGCCAACGATTGTATACGGCGATGTTATCATTGGTGTTCACGGAGAAAACTTCTCCATGATGTTCGACAAAAAAGAGGGCGGCATCAGTTCTCTGAAATATAATGATTTTGAATATATCACACGCACGCCAAAAGTCAGCTTCTGGAGAGCAATGACGGACAATGACACCGGTGCTTCCGAGCCGTACAATCTTGCACAGTGGTATGCCGCAGGCAAATTTGCAAAGTATAAAACCGTTTCATGGCTGGAACAGGAAGATGCTCTGAAAATCACATTCACATATCAGGCTGCCTGCATTCCGACTTTTGAGTTTACTGTAACCTATACCGCACACTTTGACGGAAAGCTGGGCGTATGTGTAAATTATGCAGGGGTAAGCGGTATGCCTGATATGCCGGTTCTTGCATTGGACTTCAAGATGAAAAAACAGCTTTGCAATTTCCGGTATTACGGACTCGGTCCTGATGAAAATTACAGTGACCGATGCAAAGGGGCAAGACTGGGATTGTGGAAATCTACGGCAAAAGAAAATCTTTCCGGTTATCTCAATCCGCAGGAATGCGGCAACCGTACCGGTGTAAGAACGCTCTCTGTCCATGATGATATGCAGCATGGTCTGACGTTCCAAAAGGCATCTGCTCCGTTTGAAATGAGCGTACTGCCATACAGTGC